TCGGCGGCTATCTTACTTGGTTTGTCTGTGTCCAATTTTATAATCCATCTTGGCTTTACAAATCTATGATACACTTGTCTTATGTCAGCCATGGCTTCGTTACGAGCTAAAATAATACTTGCTAATCTTTCAATCATTGTGTTTCCATGAACTTCATCAGCCACTCTGTTTCTTGGCAAATAGAATATCTGTTCGGGTTTGAACTTTTTAGTTTTCCCACCTTTAACTTTAGAAGTCTGCTCAAATCTAATTATCATGCCCTGGGCATCTGAAACATGAGTCATCACAGCAGGGTCAAGCGTCTTTAAATTAATTAGTTGTCCATCATCTCTAACTATCTCTGCATAAGCATCTCCACCTATCTCTCTTGTCCTATCCATATCTTCTAAAATTGAAATAAAATGTTCTTTTCCATTTCCTTTGATTGTCATTAAAAGTAATTCAGTTAGTTCGTTAGTTTCAAATCCATTTCCACAAGTCCAACTCGCCTTAGCATCTATCACACTCATAACTTCTGGAATTTCTTTGTAGTAACCAAGATACTGGGGAACTTTTGAATTAGACCATTTGTATTCCTTTTGTCCATAACCAGCGTCGGTGGTTTGCGTATCTACTGAGAAGTCTGTAACTGCATTAGTTAGATCACTTCTTTCACTTGCACTTACATCCATTTCTCCCATTATATATGAACCTCTGTTGGTATTTTATCTATCTTAGTTTCTATTTCAGTAATTCTTTTATCTAAATTACTAATTAATGCTTTCAACTCATCCTGATTATCTTTAAATGTTGTCATTGTCTTGTCACCTTTAACCATGCTCCTGCTTCAATTCTTGCTACACAAGTTTCTGAAGTTACTGCTCCAAATTTAAATCTTAAAAATCCTGCCGTATTTCCTGTTTTAATCCATCCTTTACTACCACTCCACGAGTAGTTAGAACTTGATCCTGCATTAATAATGGTTCCAAAAGGTAAAGGTGTCATTGTTGTTACAATACCACCACCAAGAAGAATACCCCAAAATTTACCTGAACTTCCTGTTGGTCCACTAAATGTATATTTTAAGTCAGGATCACCACCACAACCACCTACATATTTATCAGCAAAGAATACTTCAAATTCATAAGTTTGGTCTGCACTTACACTCATAAATAATTCACCATCTTCTATTAAAGATGTATCGCTTACTGGTGTATCTTCATCTACTAATTTAACTACAATCCTTGGTCTCAATGCTTCTTCTGCTTCGCTAACAAAAAATTCATCTTGATTTGCATTCTCTTTAAAAATATTATCTACATCTAAAACCATTTTTTAATACTTAGCTCCTTATTTATATTTGGAATCTTACCCTCATTTCTTTGGTTGAAGGCCGTTGCTCGTCCATCTTGTTTCATTTGGTTTCCGATATTTATTCCTCTGAATAATATCTTGCCTAATAATCTTCCATACTTTCCTACTCGGTTTTTCTTATTCATTAGAATATCTATTTCTGCGTTTTCAATTAAATTTCTTAACCACTCTTTCGCTTCCCCTCCACCCTCACTCATCTCTGGGGCATTTATGTCAAGGAATCTTACTGGGAAGTCAAAATCTCTAAAGTTTACTTCAACTCTTATTGTGTCGCCATCTACTACTTTTACTACCTTTGCTCGGAAATCTTCAAATATCTGTTTATGTGGAGATTGAAAATAATAAAAGTCCAACATACTATTCGGCAATTCTGGTCTTGTTTCAAAATCCCAACTCATTTTGCACCTATGAACTCTTGAGTCTTAATATCTCGCAATATACTCAAATCACGAAGAACACTATCTCTCAAAATATTTATTTTATCTTCTGCTACAATCCTACTCGGATAACCACTCATGTCATGCGAAACAGCATCAACACCAACAAGACTCGCTACAACATTATTTAACATCCCTGTAAAAGATGCAGAAGTAACAGAACCTGTATTCGCCGCCCAATCAAATCGTGTCGCCGTGTTTAAAACACCCTCGGCCTGAGCCGCAGAAAGAATCATAGACGAAGTTCCAAAAGACGCAGTAGACATTCCACTCCCTGCTTTCATTTCAATATCTTCCTTTGTTGTCCAGTTTCCAATATCTACCATCTTTATTTTAAATCTTTAAACTAATTAAATGTTTCTAATTAATGAACGCACTCAACTTTTTAGTTTTGATTAATTGAAGTGCCCGAATTATACCCTCACTTATGTGTTTATTAGAACCGAAGACTTTATCAGACTCCGAATCCCATTGAAGACTCTTTAAACTATTTATTTGACTCTCGTCTTTTAGGAAATGAACCTCTCTCCTTTCCATTCTCGTTTTAAGATTGTGATACATATCTTCTTTTAGAAGTCTTTTCTTATTTCCATATCTGTCTACTATCCTACTCGCATTATTTAATCCAATAACCTTTCTCTTTGTTTCATCTTCGATAAGGAGTTGATCAAGCACTCCGACTCCTGCCCCTCCATCATCAACTCCAATCCCGTTAAAGTAATACTGCTTATTTAGAATTACGATTTGGTCTGTTGTGTCTGTGGTTCTTAATTCTGTTTTCTCTCCGAGCACCATATTCTCCACTTGCTTTATATCCTCTTTGTCCGTTCCGTCGAATATCTCAAAAGTAGACGGGTCTTTCCCCATTCCACCAATATCAACCCCAAGATAATAATCCTTTTCTAAATTTATCAAACCTCTATTTAGTGTAGATAATTCCATTATTAATTCAGTCGGGAGGAATTGCTTAACTTCATCAAGGAATTTAGCCAAATATTCTTGCGCGTATTCAACCATGCTCATATCTCTCCTCTCACCCTCTAAAAACTCGTCTGTATGTCTGGGACAATCCTCTGCACTTACATAAAATCTCGTGAAATTGGGTTTTATGTGTTCAAGGGCACTATCATCAGAACATTCATAGAAATAGCCCGTTTTACCCCTCGGAGTCGAACTAATGTCCATAGTGCCACCCGTAACGCTTAACATAGGGCTTACAGCAATAAACACTTCCCTTTCCATCGGGGCCGCTTCATCTATGAACAGCTTTTTGATTGTAAAGGTTCTTAGGCCGTCGCCGTATTTCCCTGCGGCGTAACATCTTATTGTTATCCCGTTTGTTAATCTAATCTCATGCTTGGTTGGTTTATCATTCCCTCGCTTAATCATTTTATGGTGCTTTGCTTCTAAATACATTAGTGTTTTAAAGAATAATTGATATGCCTGTTTCTCTGTTAATGCTATTACGAGATAATCCCCACCTGACTCTTCGTCTACTGCACACTCTCCGATTTTAACTGACATTGCCGCAGTTTTTCCAGATTGTCTTCCACATAGTAGAAAACAATTTCCCCTACTTTTTATGTATTCCTTTTGCCATGGGTCTAAAGTCTTCCACGGACTTAGTATATCATATTTTACCATACTTCAAAACTTACATTAAACTCCCCATTTAATTCTTTATTATCTTTTAAAATTTTTGTGGGATTTGTCCCGTCTGGCTTTGATTGAATTAACAGGATTTCCTTTCGCCGGAGGCTAACAGCCAAAACATCAACAGGACTATGACTCCCCGCAGTTCTCTGAGCAATATCATATCCCATTCTCTTTAACTTACTCGTAACTGAATATTCTTTTCTTCTACCCTTTCTATAAATTTTATTCATTTTTTTTTTAAGATTTTTTGTGTTAACTTCTCAATAACAAATAAACAACAAACAAAGGATTCGGTAATAGATTTAATGGGTATACTACGCCCCCGTATAGGGGGCGGTATACTTATCCCTTTATCTTTATTTATTACTTACTTATTACTTACTTATATATTCCCTATAGTATACTAACCTTATTTATATATTCCCCCGTAGGGGGAATAGTATATTACTATTACTTTATTATCTCTTAGGTTGGCTTATATCGCCTATTATACCTATACCTACTTCCTATTATTAATTAATACAACCTTACAAATCTATGTTTGTAAGGGGAACGAACTATATAAATCTTAGGAAGTGGTAGTTGGATCTGTATTAGGTTCTGTTACTTTTGGATTTGTTAGGCTATCGCCAGGAGTTGCAAGATTAGGGTCTTTTAATTTAGCAAAAATAGTAGGTAACTGGTCTCGGAGAAATATTAAATCTCCATTATCTTCTTCTATATATTTTCCGTTAATTAATGAGTTGAGATATTCAAGTGCTGTCCTCCTTGTCAGCCCCCACTCAAAACCCATTTGGGCTATCATCAATTCTTTCTTAGCCACTCTTACATCTTCAAACGCTTTCTTTATCGTCGATAACAGAACTCTCAATCTTAATTTTTTTCTTTGTGCTGGTTCCATGAGATACAGAGTGGATGTGTGTATATAAATGTATTGAATAGATTTTGTTATTCTGAAGTAGTCAAGAGAATTTAAATAAGAAGTTTAAGTTAGTTTGTTAAGAAAGTTAAAGTTATTGGTTGTGTGTTGTGCCTAATCCGTCCAACACCTAATGAAAAATAATCAGCATAATCCGTTTGCCCGGAATGCTTTCACCCAATAGCGTCCGTTGGACTACTGAGAATGCTGCTTAAAGCTTCTGCTATAAGCTAAAGGGGGGAAGGGGCACACATATATTATTTCTTCTTTAATTAATAAATACCATAACACACACTAAATCAATTTTAGAATCTTTCCTGTTTCAGTTTCACAAGATTGGATTGTTCCAGTTTCAGAATATACTCTAATCGAACTCACTTCATTCTTAGGGATTAACATTCCCATTTCTATTAAATTCTTTGAGAAGTTTCTTAATATTCCTGTTATCTTAGTTCCATCTTTTAAGTTTATTCTTACTTTTTTGTTTAAATATTTCATTAAAGTTTTATTCCAACTCATCTTAAATCTCCTG